GGGGCTTTGTGAGCGGTGAAGAGGAAGGGGGCAGCCTTAACCTTAACCTCGCCATAGGGAGCCATGATAGCAATATCACGCACACCGAAGGTCATGGAGCTGGTGTCACGCACCATGAGCTGGTCGTGGCGACCGCCCTCGATGCTCTGCTTGATAAGCTCGCTATGGATACGAGGCTCCACGAAAATAGTATCGGGGCGACCATAGTTGGGAGCCGCGTAAGCCTCACCACAGACCTCAGCGAGAAGCTGTGCGGTAGGGGTGCTACCGAGGAGGTCGTGGCTCTTGCCCGCCGCCTTAATCTGCTTGATAATGCCGTCAAAGCCCTCAGGGTTGAGGCTCTCATCGCCATGAAAAAGCTGTGACTCAACTTTACCCATGAGAGCGATAGTGCCACGCATAGTCTCCTCAGCGATAGCCTCGCGGTTGTCACCGATAAGACCAACCATCGAAGCCACATCGCTCACCTGCCTACGCTCTGCCATGAACTTGACCTTCACAGCCTTCTTCTCATAAGAAGCCTGAGAAAGACCGAAGTCAGCAGAACCACCGCCACCCTCACCGATGAAGGGGTCGAGGTCAGCACCATGCTCACGAGCCACAACATACTCATGGAGGGTGGACTTCACATCGGTCTTGGGCATGGCGGGCCAGAGGGCAAGCTCGCTCATACCGAAGGTGGCTACCGAAAGGGTATCCTCAATGCTCTGAGGCACGAGGGGGGAGAGGGGTGCGTTCGCGTCAGGGACTGAGGGGGTTGCATACCCTACAGCCGATTTGCGGAGCTGGTCGTTGATACGAGCGAGGTCGTCAACATTCACCATTGCGTTGTTCTGTGGAAGCATAATATCTCCTATCTCTCTATTGGGGTTCTATTAAAAGGTGTAGCCGAGGTTGCGGGCAACCTCTGATGGGTGGAAGCCAGAGTCAAGCTGTGCGATACTACGAGAGATTACACTAAGGCGGTCTCTATCGGTAGTAGAAGCGAGTTCTGCAATGGCTCTCTGAGAAACCATGCTCTTAGAAAGAGCAACGGGGGCGGGCTTGGTGTCAAGGGGTGCGACATCAGCGGTGACGACCGCCTTGACTACGGGCTGTGTAGAAATCTCATTAAGAGATTTCTTAACATCAGCGTGTACTTCGGTGAGTGCGTCAAGGCGGGTCGAAATAGCCTCCACCTTAGCCACTAGGTCAGCCATTGACTTGCTGAACTCAGCGATTAACGCCTTATTCTGCTCGACAATCTGGTCTGCACCCTTCGCCAAAACCTCAAGGCTATCATCAGCTTTGAGGCTCTTGGCTAACTCCTCGACTACGGCTTGCACCTTGTCGAGTTCGACAGACTCGTTTGTAGTATCCATTTTCAGTCTCCTATAGGTGTCTATGTATTTATAGATTATAGAGATTATACCCTAGACCTTGCAATAGCAACAAGCCTAGTTGCAAGTTTTTTCGCGTCTTGGGCAGATAGATTTGGAAAACTATTAGAGAGTACCCAAGCAAGCTGAGATGAACTTACCATAGGGGCTGATTTCTCAGCCTTCGGCTCCATTAAGTCACCCATCTGTTTCTCAGCCATCTTAGCAAACTCACCTAGAAGTTTATGAGTGACGGCATTGATTAACTCCTGCTTAGGGTCAGCCATATCCTCACCCTCAACTGAGCCTTCGCCATCCATAGAGTCCTCACCCTCCATAGAGTCATCGCCCTCGTCTTCGGGCTTCTTATTGACCTCAATCTCAATCTCTAACTCAGCGTGAGATTTCTCAGCCTCAGAGCCTTTATCCTCAGAGCCTTTATCCTCAGAGTCTTTATACTCGTCACCCTTAGCTCCATAGCCCTTAGCTCCATAGCCTTTATCCTCAGAGTCTTTACCCTCATATCCATGTGCATTATCAATAAGGGCTAGAAGCTCCATTAACACATCTTTATGAGCCAGCTCAGGGTGCATACTCATAATGTGGTTGGCTATCTCTTGAGCGGTCTTATTCATACTCATACCTTCTCCAAGTGACCTAGCGATTAACTCTAGGTTGGCTGTGTCTGGGTTTACGGGCTGATGGGTGACTGCAACATGAAGTACCTTAGCCCTTTTGATTATAGTGGGTTTCATTGGGTCACGCTCAAGGACTTGACCCTCTATTGAGAAACCTAACTTCCTATCAGACTTAGCCTTCGCTAACGCGACCGCTGTGTCATAGATTTCTTTAGCCCTCGCCTTATTGGTATATAGATACCCCTTCATGGCGGTCGCCTTAGCACCACTAGGGGTTGTGGTGTGATAAACCTCAATAGGCTGACCCACTATATTCCCCGCACCGCTCTTGTGGTCGTCATTTAGAAATCCCTTCGATAAGAAATAACTAAAGTCCAGCCCCTCTTGAAGTATGCGGTCGCCTTGTTGGTCAACCGAGTCGCTAGAAATAATCCCTTCAATCAAAGCCCGACCTTCGGAGTCGCCACCCTTACAGAGTTGAACTTCCGCCCAAGTCGCAAAGAGGTCTGGCTTGAGGGACTTCAAGACTTCTTTATCCGTCTTCACAGAGGAAGCCCTCTCTTTCTCGATGGGCTTCATGTCATTTCTTTCTGCGAAGTCTAAAAGCTCCTTGAAGGAAACTTTACTAGCGTCACCCCTTAAAGACTGAGGCTCCGTCTTCCCATCTTTAACCCCCAAGATGAAATAAATCCCATCGGGAAATCCATCAGGGGTAAAGGTTCTAAACTCGTCATACTGCTTTGGGTCGGTTAGACGCAGAGCGTGTGTGTTAGGCATCGGCATTTCTTTAACTCCTTTCGCTACTTACAGATTAGTATAACCGAAGTGATAAATAAAACTTAATAGTTTATTTATATTCCTCCGCTTAATGGATAGAGAGGCAATCCCGCACCTCTGAACTAACTCCATAAGTGAGCAACCTATAATGTTATATGTCCAACTATCAGGTAAAGTCATAGTAGTAACCCACAAAGGAGTCCTACGCTCCGTACCCCTAAGCAAAGTGCGTGAAGTTATACTGAGGGGTGGAAAACTAGCCGATGATGAAATAGTCATGCTCACCTCAGAAGCCTTTGGACTCAATGTTCAAGCTGGTGGTGATGACGCTATCAACCTCATTATCTATGGAGGGTTTGAGGTCGGTATTAACTTCATGTACCGCGTCAGCCCCGTATCCAAAGCCCTCGAAGCTCTTATTGAGTATGGAGCTAAGAATAGTCATTGAGTGAGGGTATCCAACCCACTTCTTCTCCCTTTTATCTCCATATAGGCTCATCACAAACATCAAGTGAGCGTCTTTAACAGGAAGTCTCCCCTTCTTTAACTCCCTACTAAGCCTAAGCACTCGATTATTAACGGCTTTTAGCTTACTAATAGACTTAATAACATCCCTGAGTTTAGGGAAGCCCGCTTGGTTTGAAATATCTATATAGCCATTTCCTTTTGATACCGCTAATAGTTCCACCTCAACCTGTGTTGGGGTTGGTGATGGGTCGGACTTATCCATTATCTCGGACTTATCCATTATCTCGGACTTATCCATTATTGAAGGCTCTTGGAAATGGATAACTTCATCGGTGTGTAAATCACTCGACTGATTATCCTCGCACCCTGTTGTCAAGTTTTCCTCAATAACTAAAGGCTCTGTCCTTGTGGACTTATACTGCCTCACTAGGTCTAGGAAACTACTCATCGCTTATTCTCCAAGTGCTTATTCCATAAGTCCTTATCCGCTGTCTTTCTCGTTTTACCACTCGGAGTTAGAAATGAATACACCCTCGCTATCGCCCATTGTTGAGCGGTCGCCCCCGGTCTGTGTCCACTAGTCGCCCACGCCTTTAAGCCCCTATCATACACCTCCTCGATAATACCCTCCGATACCCCACCCACCTCCGAAGCCACCCTGATAAACTCCTCTTTAGAGCTACCCTTTAGCTTCGCTCTTATCTCCTTAGCCACAGGGGTCTGACTATACTTGGAAGGCTTAGTCTTTTGGTCATCTCCCGCTAATGGCTTATAAGACTCCTTCCCCTCACGCCTCTTATCTAACTCCGCCTCCCTCTTCTCCGCTGTCTCCTTATCAAGCCCTGTGAAGT